ATAGTTAAGCGTGGAACACGTCAAGACTATGTGGTATCACCAATGGATATGATACCAGTCACACTAATGTGGGGTAACTAAGATGATGAATGAAGTATTAATAAACACAGCACTTATATTATATATTGTAAGCACAGTATGGAAGCTAGTAAGAGGAATAAAATGAAAGCAGAATTAATAGAGTTGGAGAAGAAGATACAAAGAACTTGTGACAAACTAGATGAGATTATATTAATGATAGGAGGTAAGAACAAATGATTATAGCAAGAGTAAGATTACAGAAGAATAAACATAGAGATGATAATTTACTGATAACAATTCCAAAAGGCGCTAACTTAGCAGTTGGAACATATGTAAACTTGATACCAATCTATGATAGGAGTGACTTAGAAGATGAGTAGACCAAAAGATAGATTATGCAGGGTTTGTCAAGAACCTTGCTGTGGTCATACTTGTAGAGAGTGTTTTCAAACAAAGAATAACAAGATAGCTGGTAACTATGCTAAGAAGTTTGACACATATAAGAACAAGAACAGATGGACTGGTGAGTGGTCAGAGGAGAATGTGCAGTAAAAAGCGCACACATACTAATAAGAGTACTAAGAGATATATTAAGTTAATGGTGATAATGGTTTGTCATTCACATAAAATACATAACTATTTAAATGCATACAAACATTCAACTTTACATAGTAAAGTTGCACGCTTGGTAACATCATATGTATGCCCTTTATGGAATGCAAACTGAGTAACACTTATTTACTTGTTACTCATACTCAACAGCTATGCAATGGCTGTACCAGCTATGCAATAGGTGGATAGGGTGGTAGTAACACAACAAATACAACTGCGTTGATGCGCTTTTGAAGAGTTAAGAGTATAATGAGTAACATCTTACACTCAAAAATTATAAAAAATGACTAAAAAATCTACTAAACAACCAAGCAAAGAACCCAACTATGGCTTCACTCTGGACAAATGGCAGAAAGAAGTACTGGTAGCAGAGGGTAATCTATGCATTTGCTCTGGTAGACAGGTAGGAAAGAGTCAGATAGTAGCTATTAAGGCTGCTGAGTATATTATTAATAACAAAAACAAGCACGTTCTTATTATTTCTGTAACAGAAGACCAAGCAGAGAGAATGTTGCAGAAGATTATGTTATATTTATTTGACAATTATAAATCTTATATTATGAAAGGGCTTAAGAAGCCAACTAAACATAAAGTATTTACTAACAATGGTAGTAGTATTGTTACTAAAGCAGTAGGTCAATATGGTCTTGGAGTTCTTGGTATGACAGTGGATATTATTATCCCTGATGAAGCAGCATATCTTCCAGAGGCTATTTGGTCAAGTATTACTCCAATGTTATTAACAACTGGTGGTAAGCTATGGTTATTAAGCACACCAAATGCAGCTCAAGGTTACTTCTATGAAGCTTATACTGATACAAGTATGGGCTTTAAGACGTTTCATGTGAACTCTGAACAGGTTGCTGAAGAAAGACCAGAGCCTCAGAGAGCTATGATGATGCAACATCTAGCACGTGAGAAGACACGTATGACTGAATTTCAATATTCACAACAATATTTAGCACAGTTTTTAGAGGAACTAGGACAACTATTTCCTGATGAGCTTATAGAATCATCCCAAACTCTCCAGAGGGTTTCTTCCTCCACACCAGCTGGAGAGTATTATTTGGGTGTAGACGTTGCCAGAATGGGTGGTGATGAGACTACATTTGAGATATTTCAAAGAAAAGGAGATAATTATCTCCAAAGAGATAATATTGTACACAAGTACACGTTAACAACTGATACAATTGATAAGATATTAGAATTAGATTTAGAGTATGATTTCAAAAAGATGTATATTGATGATGGTGGTTTAGGCGTAGCAGTCTTTGACCAGTTACTTATACATGAACAAACTAAAAGAAAAGTAGTTGCCATCAATAACGCAAGAAGGGCTATTGATGTTGACTCAAGCAGAAAAAGAAAGCTTTTAAAAGAAGACTTATATATTAATTTACTTAAAATGATGGAACGTAAAGAGATTCAGTTTCTAAAAGACACTGATATTTTTGCTAGTCTTAAGTCTATTATATATGAAACTAACAGAAATACTAATGAAGTAAGAATTCATGGTAGATATACTCATATAGCTGAGGGAATTATCCGTGCAGCGTGGAGTGTTAGAGATAAGAGTTTAAACTTATATTATGAGGTAGAATAAAAATGGCAGATACAGGTATTTTTGCGACAACAGCAGAAGTAGAAAGAAAAGCTGGCACAGGAGCTAGCGCAACAAGTAAAGCAGAAGCTTACGTTAATCAATACATGACAGAGGCAGAGAGTTATATTAACTCAGTATGTAGATTTAACTTTAGTGATGTTTACTCAACACTTAATGATGATACAAAAGGCATATTAAAAGAATGTGCAACATGTATAGCAGCAATTTATGTTATTCAATATGACATGAGTGGTTATACTTCACGTATTGAAGCAGAAGATATGATTAACATTCTTAGAGATGCATATCTTAGAGACTTACAAATACTTAGAGATAAGAAAGTTTCAGACTTTATTAGAGAGGTTGCTTAGATGGCACTTACTGTAGATTCAATATTTGGTGATAGTGAAGATAGCTTGAAACCAAGATGGCAACAATCTGGTAGTACTCAAGTAGATACTACTGCTAGTGATGTTCAAGCTGTTTCAATATATACAGTTACAACTGGAAGAACATTGTACGTTACTTCAATTATGTATACATGTCTTGGTGGTTCACCAAATACTGAAACGTTCTATGATGGAACAAGTACAGCAGGCACAATCAAGTTTATTGGTAATTCAGCATCAGATGATATTAATAATATTGTTAATTTTACAACACCGTTACAGTTTGATATAGGAATTTTCCTATCACCAGCAAGTGGTGCTCATTATGATGTAACTATAATTGGTTGGGAAGAATAAGGAGAAATAAAAAATGGCATACACAGAAATAGATTCCACAAAGACTGGAGCACAAGCATCTGTTATTACTGATTTCTCAGTGTCTAGTCAGACAACTGACGCAGCTACTGGAGATAAAGAAACAGAATATCAGAACGCTAATGCAGCACAGTACTTAGGATATTACAAATCAGTACCTGAACTTAAAATGGCTATAGATGCAAAAGCAACTTGGACAATTGGTAAAGGTATTTCAACAGATGAGGTTACAGGTTTAACCATAGATACTATGACTGGTTTTGGAAAAGATTCATTCAATAGTATTTTAGAAAACTTGATTAGAGAATATCATATTTATGGTGACGCTTTTGCTGAAATCATAAAAGATGGTGAAACACTGATTAATATCAAACCAATAGACCCTGGTACTATTAAAGTTATAGTAGACTCCAAAGGTATTATTAAGAGATATGAACAAAAAGCAAAGAGTGGTAGTATTAAATTCAATCCAGAGAAGATTTTACATCTTTGTAGAAATAGAATAGCTGATGAAATACATGGCGTATCTATTATAGAATCAGTAGAATGGATAATCTTAGCACGTAATGAAGCAATGGCTGATTATAAGAAGCTCTTACATAGAAATATATATCCTGTAAGAATTTGGAAACTAGACACAGACGTTCCAACTAAGATTAATACTTTCAAAGCTAAAGTAGCAGCAAGTAAAGGAGAAGGAGAAGATATATTTATTCCAAAAGGCTCAGTAGAGACTGAACTGGCGTCAGTGCCAAGTAACTCAAGTCTTAATCCAATGCCTTGGATTCAATTACTTAACCAATACTTCTATCAAGCAGTTGGTGTACCACAAATAATCATTGGTGGCTCACAAGAACTAACTCAGTCAGCAGCACAGATATCATATCTAGCTTTTGAACAGACAATTGAAGAAGAACAACTATACATTGAAGAACAAATACTAGCACAAGTTCAGTTAGAGATTAACTTAGAATTCCCTGCAAGCTTACAAAACAATTTGTTAAGTGATGATAGAAAAGATGGTAGTGAAGAGCAAGACTTAAACCAGTCAAGCAAGTTAGTACCAAGCTTTGCAAATGAAGGAGGTATCTAAGATGGGATTTTTTGACAGAATTAAAGACACATACAAAAAGGTTGATGATAAACTTGGTGGTTACTTACCAGGTGGTAGAACACCACGTGAAGTAAAAGACTCAAGAAAACCAGTAGACCCTGTAGTAGTACCTCCAAGAAATTCTCCATCAACTGGTGGAGAAATTGCTCAAAGTACTCCAAACCCAAGCACAAGCACTGGAAATTCAGGTGGAAGTTCAAGAGGTTTTACAAGAGTTGGAAGTCCAGAAGCAGATGCACAGATTAAAGCATTTCAAGATTCACAAGTATCTGAATATACTGATGGACAAGGAACATTCACAGCTAATCCAAACCCACAGAATAGAGTTCAAAGAGCAGTTGGTGAGTTTACAACTGGATTATTAAACAAAGAAGACCCTGGCAATAGAGACTTAACAACACAAGAACCACTTACACAACTTGGAAGGCTTACTAACTATGTTGGTAATATGGCTTTACTTGGAGTTGGTGGTGCTGGTGGTGCAGCAGCTAATTCATTTAAAACTGGAAATTTATTATCTAAAGCACAAGCAATTGTTAATAAGTTAACAGCAATAGCTGGTAAGTATGGAACTAAAGGACAAGCAATAGCAAGTGGAACTGAATTATTTCAAGTTGGTAAAGTAGTCAATGGTGGTAAAGCACTTAAGAATACAGCAGAAGCTAAGAGAGTATCACAAATATTTACTCAAACAGCTCAAGCAATCAGTCCAAGCAATTGGAGAAGTCTACTTGGTTGGGGTTCAACAGTAACTGGTGTTGGTTTAGCAACTTACTTTTCATACAGTGGAACACAAAACGCAATTCAGGATGACTTGCAACAGTTAAGTATTGGTGCATCTAAGTTATTACAACTTGGAGACATTGAAGGTGCAAAAGAACTTAGAGAAATGATGGGAGAAATGATTGAGTTTCAAGGAAGTATTCAATCTAAGATACCAGTTTATAACTACTTTGCTAGTACAGCATTAGAATTTAAACATTTCATTGATAAGACTGATAAAGAAATTGACGCAACTGAAGAAGCAGCAACTCAACAAGAGATTACTTTAGAGATGCAAAGAAGAATTGTTGATGGAACAGCAACTCCTGAAGAGATTCAAGAGTATCAAGATGAGAATCCTGACAAGTTTCAATTACAAGATGACTTACAGAATGCACAAGAAAACGCAGTGGATACTGACAGACTAGCTTTTGGACAAGAACTGGCAGACAGAATATTAAGAGAAAGACCTACAGCTGAAGAACTATTAAATGATGCAGAGATTAGAGCTTTTGCTTTAGACCCTAACAATCAGTTCAGCGCAGTGACTAAGCTTTATAATGAAGCAATAGCAGCAACTGGAAGAGGTTCTTTCTTTGGTAGTGGAGAAGGTGGAAACACCAAACAAGAAGCACCAAGTACATTGAACTTTGGTTTATTGTCAACTGGTGGTGAAACAGTAACAGAATCTGATGAAGAACCATTAGTACCTGGACAACAAAGTCTTGAAGACTTAGCAATGGAAACATTTGGTGTACCATATGCACAGTTAACTGAAGTACAGAAGGCAACGTTACAATGAATAAATTCATAGTAGAATATACTAACAAGGATATAATGGAAAAATTAGAATCTATTAGTCAGAAGTTAGACTACACAAATGGAACAGTTAAGACACATACAAAACTAATTTATGGTGCGTATGGTTTTATAATGACAATAGCATGTATAGCTATGTCACTAATATGAGGAAATAGAAAATGACTGAACAAAGTATGATAGAGCAAGCAGAAAAAGCAGCTCAAAGATTAGAACACGCAAACAAAGTGAATGAAGAACTGGTCAAAAGACTAGAGAAGATGGAAGCAAGACGTCTGTTAGGCGGTCAATCAGAAGCAGGAACACCTGAAGTTGTATTATCCAAAGAAGAAAAAGATAAGATGGATATGAAGAACTACTTTAAAGGTACAGCAATTGAAGGAGCACTTAACAATGATGAATAAAACTCAATGGGAAGATGGTATTGCAGCTTGGAAGAAAGTACAAGAACAAGCAACAATAGATTTGGAACAAGCAGAACTGTATATTAATACTATACAACAGAAAATAGACAGTCTTGAAAAAGACAAAGAGGTTAAATAAAATGGCAAATGAAGCAGTAATCATAGAATTACTAGGTAATAGGGGAGACCCTATCAGGTATACAGTTGCAGACGCAAATGCAATACCAAAGGGAACTCTGATGTATTTATCAGCAGACCCAAGAACAATGGCAGTAAGCTCAGCAGAAGGACAATTCTTTTGTGGGATTGCAGCAAGTGAGAAAGTAGCTAATGATGGTCAAACAGAACTAGCAGTTTATACTAATGGTATCTTTGACTTAAAATGTACTTCAGCAGCAGTTACATTAGGTAACGTAGTTAAACTTGGTGGTGCAAATTTAATAGCAGCAGCAGATGAAGCAGGCGCACAAGATATAGCTGAACTAGTTGGAAAAGCATTAGAGACAGCAGGCAATGATGAAGTTATTGCAGTGAGGGTATTGATTTAAAATGGCAGACACAACAGGAGAAGCAGATTTAAGAAAAGAATATATAGACGGAGCAATTAAAGCAATTGCACTAATGGAATATAAATTAAAAACTCTATGTACAGTAGATAGTTCAAACGCATGGACTGAAACTTATTACAGAGAAACTAACACTGATTTAGAAGGTGGTACTACAGCAGCAGTTAAAGGTATACCAAGACTAGCAAACTTTCCTTATGGAGAAGTAAGCTGGACTAAAGTAAGCTCATTGAATGAGAAGTATGGTATGGAAGGAGTAATTTCATATGAAGACGCAAGACTTAACAACATACCAATGATTCAAAGAACTTTACTAAGATTAGGTAGAGCAGTAGCATTATCAGTAGATAATACTATCTCAGCAAGTATGCTAGCAAACGCTGGTAACTCAGTAGTTATTGGAGCAGGAGATGAATGGGACAGTGCAACTGTAGCAAACAGAGACCCTATCTTAAACATCTTACAAGCTATCCAATTACTTAGAGCAGACAATATCAATGCTTTAAACGGACAAGGATATCTATGTTTAAATGGTACAGATTATACTAATCTTTTAGCTAACAGTAAGTTAACTAACAACCCTAGTTTTAAAACAGCAGATGTTGTTTCAAGCGGAGTAGTTGGTCAAATTGCAGGACTAAAGATTATGGTAACTGAAGCATTAGAAGTAACAGTTCCTGATGTAGCATACGTAGTAGTAGCTAAAGAAGCAATGACTTGGAAACAAGCAACTCCTTTAACAGTATTACAACTTGATGACCCTGGAATTAAAACTACAATTAGAGCATTTGAATTAGGACAAGTACAAGTAACTAGCCCTAACGCTATTTGTAAAATTACAAATACAAGAAAGTAGGTATTTAATATGGCAGATATATTAAACCCACAGGCTTTGATTATCCCTATTGTTACTACAGCAGTTAAGAATACAATGATAGCAGAAGTAGGCACTATTGTTTTTGATAGTGACTTAGGTAAGTTATCAATTTGTAAAGCTAAAGCAGCAGCAGCAGCATCTTGGGAAGCAATAACTTCAGTAGAAGAAAGTTAAATAATTTTGGGAGAAATCCCTTTTTTTTAATTTTAACAATGGAGAGGTAAAACTATGACAAATGTAAATAAAATATTTAAAGTACAACCAACAAAGAAATATACATTTCAAGAAGGGCGTAAGTCTATTGAACAGACAGAAGACTACGCTATTAAGAAAGTACTTAACACTCAAGAAGGAACTATTGAAAAAGTTCCAGTTCAAGGTAATGATATTACTAATAAAGCTTATGTTGACTCAATGCCAGGAGTACCAGGTCCACAAGGTACAGCAGGAGTAGATGGAATACAAGGTCCACAAGGTACAGCAGGACCACAAGGAGATACTGGTGAACAAGGTATACAGGGTATACAAGGTATACAGGGAGTTATTGGTGTAACAGGTGACACTGGACCGCAAGGAGTTATTGGTGTAACAGGTGACACTGGACCGCAAGGTGAAATAGGAGTAACTGGTGACACTGGAGCAACTGGAGCAGATAGTACAGTACCAGGACCACAAGGTACAGCTGGAGCAACTGGTGAACAGGGTATTCAAGGTATCCAAGGTATAACTGGTGAACAGGGTATTCAAGGTATCCAAGGTATAACTGGTGACACTGGTATACAAGGTATACAAGGTACAGCAGCACCAACAACATTTGAAGACTTAACTGATACACCAAGTGGATATGGAACAACAGACTACTATGTTAGAACTAATGGAGTAGATGGTTTATATTATGGCACAACAGCAAGTGGTGTAACTGACCACACAGCACTTTCAAATTTAGATTATGCTAGTGCAGGACACACAGGTTTTGAACCAGCTAAGACTGATGATGATAACTATGTTACAGACGTAGAGAAGGCAGCGTTACACGCAGCTGGTAGTGATACTACTCTTGGTAGTCCAGTAACAAGTGATATTAATATAACAAAGAATGATGCTCTATTAAAAATAGAGACAGCTAATGCTAGTAACCCTGGGATATGTTTTAAGACAACTAACACCGCACATGAAGCATGCATTGGAATAGATGAATCAGATGCAAATATACACTGTCACTTAACAGGTAAGACAGCAGGACAATCAATGAGATTCCACGTTGAATCACCAGCTGGACAATATGCTGACATTGCAGTAATGGCTAATGCAACAGAAGCAAACAAGTTAGTATTATTACAAAATAATTCTGGTGTCACTGACATTAAGAACAAATTCTTAGATGGTGACATGGACTTTTATGTTAATGATGGTACAGTAGAAACTAAAAGAATATCTATTGATGGCGCAACACCATTAGTAACAGTAACAGGTGACTTAGCAGTAACAGGCTTAGTTGATGGTGTTGATATTGCAGCAGAAGAAATAAGACTAGCAGACACATCAGGTTCTAACACAGGAGACCAAGATATATCTGGTATAGGTACTAACACAACAGCAATAGGACTTAATACAACTCATAGAGGAGATGCATCTGGTGCAGACCACAGTACTTTAGTCACAGCAGTTGGTTTAAATACAGATAAGATTAGTTATGATAGTACAAGTTCAACTAAAGTAGGACATATCTCTGTTACTCAAGCAGTTAACTTAGATACAATGGAATCTAATATATCTACTAACAATGGTAAGGTATCATTTGATTGGGACTATGACTATGGTGATTTAATTAATAATCCAACAACAATTAGTGGAGCACAAGCTAGTGCAATCACAGCTAACACAGCTAAAGGTTCTGGTAACGCATCATTCAAACAAAGTAATAGTACGTTTACAGACAATGACACAGCTCAAACATTTACAGATGCATTTTGTACAGCAGCAAGTTTAGTTATAGTTAGTATAACAGGCTCAGACCCAGCTGGTACATGGAGTGTAGTAAGTGCAGCAGGTAGTTTTACAATAACAAGTACAAGTGCTGAATCAACAGACATAACGTTTGATTATTTCATCACAAAGGAGGTATAAATATGGCACAAGGAATTATTTTTGGACAAGCAACAGGTGGTGGTAGCCCTATTAAGAATATACAACATGGAGTAGTTACAATGGGTAATGATGTTTCATACACTGCAACAATAGATTCAGTAACTACAGCAGATACTTTGTTATTAATGACAGGGTGGACAGCAAATGGTGACAGTGGTAGTGATTGGGATAATATTTTACCAACAATAGAATTAACTAATTCAACTACTATAACAGGCAAACAAGAATCATATGGTAATGATGGTTTTATAGCTTTCTGTGTTATTGAATTTAATAGTGGAGTACTTAAGTCTAACCAATCAGGTACAATAGTAGCAACTGGTGTAAGTAATACAGATACAATAGATTCAGTAGATACAACTAAAAGTATTATATCTTATCTTGGAAACTACAGTGGTTATGCAAATAGTACAACTGATGTTTGTGATGACGTATTAGCATATGTTGAGTTAACAGATGCAACAACAGTTACTGCTATTAGAAAGGCAAGTAATGATACAATAACTCTTAATTATCAAGTGGTTGAATTCAATTAGTGACGTGTCTCTGAGACGTCCATACAAGCTCATACGTGGACGTTCTCTGATTAGACAACACTTAGTATGGCTGAAATATGCGTCCACAGGATGGACTGTATGGAGCTCCTATGGCAAGTGGCGTCAGTGTGGTAATTACTACATTAAAATACATAAGTATATAAACGCGTAGTGTCATAAGAGTATATAGAAGAGAAAAAGAAGACAGGTGGAACAGCTGATACAGATGTTTATTAGATAATATAATAAACGTGTAGTTAAATATATAACTGTTATTGTGGTAATAACCACACTAAAAGCGAAACATTTATATAGTAGAACATACATTATAATAGTATAGTAAAGAAAACTAACTTGGAGGAGTTAACAATGAATATATATATTAAAGAAGAGGAAGTAAAAGAAGCTAAAGAGTTAAGAGATAAACTTGATAGTGTTAAGAAGCATGAGAAGTTTAAATGCAGTAACAATTATATTGGTGTACTTGGAGAGATTGTGCTACATAGATACTTAACTGAAAAGAATATATCTCACAAGTGGATACAGTTTATACAAGAAGGTAAAGGTTGGAATGAACCAGACTTTATATTTAATGAAAAGACTATAGACTTAAAGACTACTAAAGGAGAAGATATGTGGTTTCAGAAACCAAAGCATGATATTTATATACACGCACAGATTAATGAAGATGATACAGTATTGACAGTAGATGGAATGGCTACAAGAGATATATTAAATAGAATGATAGAAGATGGAACAGCAAAGATAGTTAAGCGTGGAACACGTCAAGACTATGTGGTATCACCAATGGATATGATACCAGTCACACTAATGTGGGGTAACTAAGATGATGAATGAAGTATTAATAAACACAGCACTTATATTATATATT